ACTCTACTTTGCTTCGGATGTCAACTTGTCAAATCCATATTTGCATAGCCAATACGCATCAATCAAGTCGGAAGAAGGATTCCATTGCTTCTCAGTCATATGTAGTTCTTCTTTTAAACGAATGTCATTGAATTCTTCAAATACTTCTTGCATTCGTTCTTTATTCGCATTACCTTTACCAGTAGCATATTTCTTAAGTACTGTTGGTGGTACTTCTGTACATTCTACGGCAAACAACCATAGTCTATACTTTAGAATGCCAGCATTTTCTGCAATGTTAAAGACTCTGCCCTTTGATCCCATAGAATATCCTTCTAAGAATACATGGCAGTCTTTGTCTGTCTCTAACAATCTGTCAATGAAGAAATTTGATATACCATCGTATCGCAATACGTCAGTCATTCCTTCGTGGTCGAAAAACTTACCTCTTATGTTTTTAAATTGTACATCGTATTTTCTAGATTGTGTCAGAAAATAAAAATTACATTTTTCAAAACTAAACTCACCATTCTCATCATCAAATACACACATTGCAGGACATGTTAGAGAATAATCTACTCCTGCTATAATCATCTATCGTCTTCCGAGGACCATTCATCATCTTCTATTAGTTTGTCCCAATCTTCATCTGTCCACTCTTCATTTTTTTCTGAAATCGCTTCTTCGGTTATTGTTGAACCACAATAAGCACAATTTGTTGGGGGCGTATCTAATCCTACTAATGGCGTTACTGAATACTCAGCCGCACACGAATCGCAAAATACGTTATATGTTGTCATTTTTTTCTCCTTATTCGTACATTACTGTATCTGTGTCTCCTAAAGACCATTTCGGATTGTGTTCTACAACAAACTTTCTTGTTGCAACTTTAAAATCTGGAAACTTCATCTCTTTAGGGTTGCTTGCGGCATCAAAGAATATACAACGATTGTTCGGTTGTGCCGCATACTGTCCATTATCTAGTTCAATAAAATTATAAGACTTGTGATCTTCTGGCCATTCAGAATATGTCAAGTCAATCATGTTGTGATCTGGTGCGGCATGGTCAACTGTGAACATGTAATTGCCTTGATACCAGTTTTTATCTTTTGCGTAAAATTTTCCTGTTAGATTTTTAAGAAAGACTTTTTGTATAACTGTCATGTCGTATCCAAGACAGTCCCAAATTTGTAGATAATCTAGAGGAACAAATTTCTCTGGTTCTAAATTATGATTCCTACTTACGTATGCACTCAGTGGTAGTTTGTCGTAGAGTGCGCCATATTCTGGAAGATATGATTCAATGCGAAACGCTTGACCACGAATTGATTTAATGCTGACCCAAATGCAGGGAACATATTCACCGTGACCTTCTTGAAAATCGTATAAAAATTCTTTTCTAACAAAACAATGGACAGGTGGCAAGTTAGCTAATAAAAAACTCATTTAATTACACCATGAAGTTTTAGCCTCGCCATAATATTCACGGGCTAGACCGTTTGCAATTAATCCTTGACGTAAACTTTTTCCGTCTAAGATAACATCACCAAGAACACGACCGCCATACTTGTCCCAATCCATTAAAATGACTTGACGTTTCTTTGCGGAAATAACTGCTTGCTTTGTGAATTCGGTAGCTTTTTACCCATCACATCTTCTTTTGGACATTGCGCTCTGTGTCCTTTTTCTGGTGTGTCAACGCCAAAGACACGAATACTCAATTCTTTTTTGAGTGGGTCTGGCAACCAAGCCGCTTCAAACGCAACAGTATCCCCATCAATAACCCTAGTAATATTAGCGTCATAGGTTACTCCAGCTTTTTGTTTTCCTGTTTGTGCATGTGCGTTCAATGCAGAAAATGTAAATCCTGCAACAATCAATGCAAGAGCAAAAAATACATATGTTAATTGTTTCATGCCGCTTTACCCCATACGTCTGCCCAATCACCTTTTGTAGCACCCTTTGCATAATCGGTTGCTCTGTTCTCAAAGAAATTGGTATGCGTTGGTGCATTAATCATTTCTTCAACCCAAGGTAGTGGATTCTTCTTAACTTTAAAAATGCCCTTTAGTCCAAGACTGATGAGGCGCCTGTCTGCAATATATCGAATGTACTTCTTAACTTCTTCTGAAGTAAGACCTTCCATCTCATTGATGCCGAATGCTAAATCAATAAACTTGTCTTCAAGTTCAACCATTCGTTCTGCAATAGTATATATGCGTGATTTTAGTTCATCATTCCAGATTTCATTATTCTCTTGAATGAATGATCTGAATAGTTTAATCATAGATTCACAATGTTGTGTTTCATCTACGATAGACCAAGTAACGATCTGACCCATACCTTTCATCTTACCTGTACGTGGAAAGTTCAAAAGCATAATGAATGAAGAGAACAACTGCATACCTTCTGTGAATGCTGAGAATACCGCAATGTGTGTAGCAGTAGATTGCAAGTCACCATTTGCATTTGAAATGTCTAACACGTAATCGTGCTTGTCTTTCATTTCTTGATATGCTAAGAATTCGTTATAAGTTGTATCTGGAAGACCTAACGTTTCAATCAAGTGTGAGTATGCGGCAACGTGCAATGCTTCTCTAGCGGCAAAGCCAAGCAACATCATACGTACTTCTGGTTGCTTGAAGTATGGTAGATAGTTCTTTACATAACCGCCAGCAACGTCAATGTCACCTTGAGTAAAGAAACGAAAAATGTTTGTGAGAAAATGTTTCTCGTCTGCTGTTAATTTTTTCTTCCAATCTTTTACATCTTCAGCCATTGGAACTTCTGTATGTAACCAATGACTTTGTTCGTGCTTCAGCCACGCATCATACGCCCACGGATAATTAAATGGCTTGAATGCATCTCTGCCATCCATCAAATTACTTTTTACTTTTGTTGCACTCATTTTTTTATTATTCTCCGAATTGTATTCTTCTGTTTGGGTAATTGTTTATAAAATATTTAAACATACTTTCAACGTTAGGCTGTTGTGTGATGAATGCATTCGTGTCTTTTTCGTAGACAAAAATTTGTCCTTCAACGATTTCACTCTTGCAAAACATAACTTCTCTTACCATATTTTTATATTTAACTTGTTCCGCTTCAGCAAGAACTTTATCAATTTCATTTTCTCTTACTTGAAATCGTTTTTTCAAATCTCTGAATAAGAAATAAATTGATAATACAACTAAAAATATTACGTCTGAGGTTGAGAATTCCATTTAAGCTCCTAACCAAGTTTCTATTTCATTTTTCATTTTCATGCCAGAGAATCGTTTAACTTCAATGTCACCATCTATCATCACTAAAGTTGGGACACCACGAATGCCATAGTCCATTGCGATTTGTTGATTCTCATCAATGTCAATAACTTCAATTGGAATTTGAGTTTCAACGTCTTCTAATGTTTTTGCTAACATCTTACATGGCTGACACCATGATGCTGTAAATCTAAGTACTTTCATTTTTATCCTTCACATGCGAGACATGCATCACCATCGATCAGTGCTTTCATGTCGAGTTCTTTAATTACTTCACGCTCAATGCGTTTTGATACCTTGTCTGCTTTACCAATCTTCTCTGAACGGCAGTAGTACAATGTTTTGAGGCCTTGCTTCCATGCTTGAAAATGTACTGCATGTAGATACATGATGTTCACATCAGGTCGGAAGAATAGATTCAATGACTGCGCTTGATCGATATATTCTTGTCTATCTGCGGCATGATTAACTAACCAACGTTGGTCAATCTCCATAGAAGTCTTGAATACATCTTTCTGCCAATCATCAAGAATATCTAAGTGCTGTACACTACCATCATTTGCGATAATGCTAGACCAAACTGTCTGGTACTCATCATCTGATTTTACTACACTTTTGATGATCCTGTCAAGCCATTTGTTTTTGGCTAATGATGACCCCGATAAAGTGTCCTGACGATAAGCATTAGCACGATAAGGTTCGATACTAGGGCTAGTATTTCCCATGATGATAGACGAAGAAGCATTTGGAGCGACAGCCATAAGATGACTGAAACGTTGACCAGTGCCAACAGCGTCAAGAGCCTCACCTCGCTCTTTACCCAATTTAAGATTCGCAACATTTAATCCATCCCTGATGTGTTTAAAGATTTGTTTGTTTCTTCCGACTGCGAGTGCTGACTCGAACGGTACGTTATTTCGTTGTAGATAAGCGTGAAAGCCCAAAGCACCGACACCAATACTGCGCTCACGTATGGCAGAATACCTTGCACGTTCAACGGCGGCAGGAGCATTATCAATAAAATACTGAAGAACATTGTCGAGCATTTCAGCAATATCAGCAAGGAATAAAGGATCATTCTTCCATTCATCAAAGTACTCCAAATTAACTGAAGACAAACAACATACTGCTGTTCTATCTTTGTCTGTAGGTAAAATAATTTCAGAACACAAGTTAGACTGTTTAATGCTGAGTCCCAACTTCTTTTGAAATTCTGGCAT